TTTTATTTTTTTCGAGGTCTTAAAATCAATGACAGCGAGTTCGCCCTCATATTCGGCGATACAATCGACTCTTCCTGCCAGACCAAGGTATTCAGAATAAAGTGTGCGTTCTATTGCGTGAATCTTTCCAATCTTATCAAGACTAGACTTCGCACTGTGAAACATGAACTGAGTTAGTGGTTGATAGTCATCCCAAACTAACTCTTTATTTTCAAGATAGGCTTGTGCAGCCTCATGAAAGTCTGTACCACGGCGAGTTGCCTCTTTTGTGACACGATCTGCTTCTTCATTGCCGACTCTTTCTCTCCATTTACGAAACACCTCTCGATTATAGAAACTTGTCACAGAGGTGATAGAAGGAACCCAATCATTGTTAGGTAACTTATATAGGCGAAGTCCGTCGGTTTCTTTTTTCTCTAATTCTAAATCACCTAAGTGATTTTCAACAATAAACATTACATACCCATAGCCATTTTGCGGAGAAGATATTCTCTCACAAGACCAGAACGTACGATGTCATTGATACCAAATTCGATCATTGCAAAGTCCTCAGGCATTTGTTCGATTATCTTCATGAAGTCAAGAATGCCATTCTTCTCGTTGGTTTTTTGTAAGTCTGTTTGACTTGCATCACCACAGAAAATAATTTTAGCATCCTCTCCTACTCTTGTTATTATACTATCTAATTCATGAAAATTCAAGTTTTGTGACTCATCCACTAACACAATTGCTTGGTCAATGGTTGTACCACGAATAAATGATGTGCTCCAGAACTTAATAGTATCTTGCTGTTTTAAATTACCATACAACATTTCAAAGTCTGCATCAGTAGGCATTTGAAACATATACTTCACCATATTTTTATATGGTATCTGATATAAGAAGGACTTGTCCTCATGGTCGCCAGGTAAGAAACCAATCTCTCTTGTTGAGACAAGAGATCTTACAATATAAAGTTGATTGTAAGGTGTGTTTTGATCAAGAACATCTTTCAATGCAAGATACAACGCAGCAAAAGTTTTACCTGTTCCAGCAGCACCGTAGGCAAAAATATTCTTACCCTCTTTGTAGTTGTCAAAGAGGACTTTTTGATTGTCTGTAATAGGCCCAATCTTGTTTAAAAGATCGGCATTAATAGGTCTTTTTCTCTTCATCTGTTTAGCGGTCATTCCTACGCCAATAGGAGAATCTTTTTTTCTTGCCATTACTTGTTAATCTTCTCAACTCTAGAGCCAGGAGACTTAGATGCTTTATGTAAGACATCGTTCCAGCCAGGATTTTTTGTGATTAGTTTGTCCTTCCATTCACCAACCTCTCCGAGGCCAGCAACTCCAGCATTCCAATCTTTATCCCAGTTAGGATTTTCTTTTCTCCACTCGTCATACTTAATCATGCTCATGGATAATTCTTTTTTCTCACCAGTTTCTTTGTTAATAACAGGGTATGTTGGCATAAGTTTTACGTTTTGTAATATTATTTAGATCCACTCAAGAGCTTCAGATACAACAGGGAACTGTTTAGTGAATACTGAACGACATTCCTCTGCAATTTTCATGTGTTCTTTTTGTGTACCATGTGCAGATCTTAGATTAATATAATGTATCCAAGAACGGCAAGAACCTGTCATGTATATCTTTGTAGGTGTGCATAGTGGCAGCACCATTCTAGCACATTCCTTTGCAACACCCTCATCAATCATCTGATTATACAGTGCTTGAGCAGAACTAAACAAAGTTATCATCTGTGCTTCTAACTTTTGTTTTACAAATGGATCAAGATCATCAGTAGAGTTCTGACGATTTTTTGCATCTTGTCTTCTTAGATCTGGTAGTTCTATCTGCCCTAGTTCATTACTCTGTGCATATCTTTGAGAGAACTCTTGATATGTAAAGGAACGATGTCTCAGTATCTGAGCTGCAATCGCACGAGTGGTTTCGATCTCAAGTGTCATTGAAGATTGTTCAAAGACAGACCAATGCTGATGTTGAATACAATACTTCAACAATCCAGCAAACTTATCATTATCTTGATTATTTGGATTAGATACTCTGGCGATATACGCCATGGTTTTCTCTGCATCAGGTGTAACTGATACTAATTTAACTTTTTCCATAAGCTTTTTCTGCATAGGATCTTAGATAATCTTGAAATCCCTGTTCGATACCATTTATAGTATCATGTTTCTCACACCATATGGTGGCAAACTCAAATACATTTCTTGAATGTTCTTCTAAATGATGTACAAGAGCTCTAAAACAAGAAGCTCTTAAATACAACTTTTCTTCTGAGTAACGTGGATCTTCACTGTTATCCGTCATCATCCTCAAAGACCTCATCATAATCCGTAATGTGATTGACTATTTCATCATAGTCTAAATTTAATTTATATGCCTCCTCATCGGAGTATATTTCACATTCTAACGCATTTACAACATTTTTCAAGTCCTTAATCATAACCTTTAACTTATCTCTATTCATTAGAGTGGCCTCCCATGTTTATCGACTAGTCCTAATTTTTTAACTTGAGATATATTTGATTTTTCTTTCTTCTTTATCTTCTTATATTGTTTCATGATTTTGTCAACTTCGTCTTTGAAGACTTTGACTTTGAGTTTCTTTGCTTCTTCTGAAGTGACAAAACCCAATCCTTGATCACTTTCTTTTCTTTGTTTCTCTTCCAAAAATTCGTTGATTCCAAGTTGAATCTCCCCTTCAATAATGTCATTAATTTGATCTCTAAGATTGTCTTCCATCACTCTCCTGTATTTTTTTCATGGCTTTACTATAAAGACTATATTTCACCCCTTTATGTTTTAAAACAATCAACTTTGCCATAGTCATTTCTTGACTATAAAAAAGAATGGGCTCCTCATGTAATCCTACATCTCCACTCATGAATTCCTCCTTACTCTTTTCTTAGGTTTATTAGGTGTTGGCAAACCCCATAGTTTTGGACTTACAGTTCCAGGCCCATATTCAATATTTACGATAGAACCCGCTCCAAATTTATCGTAATACATATCGAATATGTTGACCTTACTATGAGATCTAACAAGATCATTACGAACTGCATCACCAATTTTATAAGTCACGATGTATGCATCAGAAGGCAGAGACTTATCTTTCATCTCCTCCTGATTACAATTCTCTTTGACTAAAGTTGTTGAATACTTGCTACCCAAGTCTTCTTTTTCTTTTGGTGTCCAGTAAGCTTCCGCCATCACCTCGTCTCTGGTTTTTGTTTTTGTCATACTAACTTCGATTACCCCATTGTATATCGGGGAATGCCTCTTCAACTACGGCACGAGTCAACTTATATTTTTTATTTAAATTTTTGTCTTTCACCAAGCAAATAATTTCTGCTTCATCTGGATGAAGACCTTCTAGAAGTTGCATAAAAAGTTGTTCTCTTTTCATAGGTCGAAGTGAATCATTCCCACCTCTCACAAAATTATACAACTTTTTCCATTCATAAGCAAGATGCAAATGTTCGGTTCCAGCAGGCGCTTCATTCTTATTGAAAGGAACATCACCATCTGGAAGCATGGACTTCACAGACTCATCAAAATTCCAAATCAAAACAGATTTAAGATGTAAAGATTCATTCTCTTTAAGAATTTTAATCTTCTTCGCCTTTGTTTTTTGTTTTGATACTAATGCCAATACTTCACTCAAAAGAGGATTTCTTGGTAATCTAGCTTCTCCCAATGTGGGATGTGTAATAGTCATAATTCGTCGTCAATTTCACTATCAAAGTTTACATTTTCAAATCTAAAAGCAATAATTTCATCTGGGATGACGTTTCCTTTTAGATCATACATCTCAGGATGCATTTCGGAGATGTCTGTTCTTTGTTGATGTTGTTTGTATAACCATCCTATTATACCACCAACACAGAGAAAAAGCACTGATATTAAAGTGCCTAGAGTTAGAGCGAGTGTTAACACGTTACCTCTTATACTTCATTTATTTAGTTTTAGTTTTACGTCTCCCTCTTCTTCTTTCCTTTTCATATTTTTTAGCGTCTTCCAATATTAGATTAAAGTAATCTCTAATCTTTCTTGCATTTGGTTTTCCAAGATGACCATAAGCTTCTCTTAGAATTTGATGTTCACCATCTTTCCCGCCCTTGATGTACTCACTCAAGTCATCAATAAAGTCAGTCAATTCTTTTGCGGTTGAACTTCCAATAAATTCTTTTGCTCCGACTCCTGTTGTTTTACAGGACTTCATAAAATCATAGAACTTCAAATGAAACTTTTGTTCTTCAAATGCAACGTCAATTGCTTTATCTACGATTGTGTAAATGTCTTCCATTAAATAATCCCTTGTTCCTGTAAATAATGTAAAGTATCCTTACATCCACCTATGTGTTTATTGTCAATCTGAACTTGAGGGAAAGTTGCACCCTCACCAAACTCAGCGTAAAACTCTTGTTTTGTAAAATCCTTTTCGTATTTGTATTCAACGAAAGGAAATTTACATGCGTTCATTAATTGTTTTACTCTGTCACACCATTGACAATTATCTTTTGAATATAGGACGGCTTCATGAATTTTTTCCATTTAAATTTTAAGTACGTTTACTGCATCCCAATCTTTTTGGAAAAGATCTAAACCTTTATCTGTTAGAACATGATTGTACATCTTTTCAAACACTGATGGTGGCATGGTAACAATGCCTGCACCATTCTCAAAAGATTTACTGACACTTCCAACATCTCTAATAGATGCAGATAGAATTTCAGTATCAACAAAATTATATAGTCTCGACTGTTTTTCATAGATGTCTGCAATCTCTTTGATTAAATATAATCCATTGAATGAGTTATCGTCAACCCTACCCACGAAAGGCGAGACGTAGGCAGCGCCTGCCTTCGACGCCAAGACCGCTTGGGCAGCACTAAAGATCAATGTCACGTTTACTCTGATTCCTTCCTTTGAGAGGAGTTTACAACCCTTCAGGCCTTCTGGTGTGCAAGGAACTTTGATTGTTGTGATTTCACCAAATTTCTCTTTGAGTCTACGACCCTCTTTGAGAAACTCATATGAATCATCTGTCACGATTTCCATGCTAATATCATCAACACCAAGAAGTGCAATCTGTCTATAGACTTCCTCTGGGTCTTGACCACTCTTCTTTATAAGAGTTGGATTTGTTGTGACACCATCAATCAATCCAGTACCATAATACTGTCCTATTAAATCAACATCTGCTGTGTCTAGAAAAATTTTCATAAAAAAAATGAGAGGATTTATGTCCTCTCAAAGTATCACAAACTTATGTGGTTGTCAATATTTGTATC